GATACGACTTCGTTGGCACATTCCCGACATCAATCGGGGCGATCGACGTTTCGTATGACACGGAAAATGAGATCGAGGAGTTCGAGGTCGAGTTGCAGGTCGATTACTGGACGTCCGGCACTACTACCTAAATAATGTAAGAGACAGACGGGGAGGGGCTTCCTCCCCTGAAGTCTTACCTTTGTGAAAGCTGGAGTATATTGAATGGCTGAAAATAACGGCATCAATCTTTTCGGATTCGAGATCAAGCGTAGAGGACGGGATGAGGATAACGATTCCCGGAAGACTTCGTTTGTCCCGCCTACCGAGGAGGACGGCACCGGTGAGGTGATGAATGCTGGTGGATACTACGGGCAATACGTAGATCTTGACAACACCGGCTCCAAATCAGATTCCGACCTGATTTTCAAATATCGCGACATCGCACAAAATCCTGAGTGTGATGCCGCAATCGAAGACATCGTCAACGAAGCAATCGTTTCGGACGATGCATCCGCACCTGTTGAACTCATCCTTGACGATCTCGAGCAACCCGATCGGATTAAGGATATGATCTTCGAAGAGTTTGACAATATCGTCAAGCTCCTTGATTTTAACGCTCGTGGGCACGACATTTTCCGTAGATGGTACATCGACGGGAAGATCTATTACCACAAGATTCTTGATGAGAAGAACCCCAAAAACGGTATCCTCGAAGTCCGATATGTGGACCCGACCAAAATCCGCAAGGTACGTGAGGTCAAAGAGGAGCAAGATCCCAAGACCCGAACCAAGATGGTCAAAGGGATCAACGAGTACTTCATTTATCAGAATCAGACTCTGACCCAGATGAATCAGGGTCTCAAGATCTCACCGGACGCGATCACCTACGTGACCTCCGGGGTTACAGACCCGTCGCGCAAGCGGGCGTTGTCTTATCTGCACAAGGCGCTCAAGCCGGTCAACCAGCTTCGGATGATGGAAGATGCGCTGGTCATCTACCGATTGTCCCGGGCACCGGAGCGGAGAATCTTCTACATTGATGTCGGTAACTTGCCGAAGGGCAAAGCCGAAGAGTACATGCGGAATATCATGGCCAAGTACCGGAACAAGATGGTGTACGACGCCAATACCGGTGAGATGCGCGATGATCGTAAGCACATGTCGATGCTCGAGGACTTCTGGCTCCCGCGTAAAGAGGGCGGTCGGGGCACCGAAATCGACACACTCCCCGGTGGTCAGAACCTCGGGGAAATCGATGATATCGTGTATTTCCAGAAGAATCTGTACAAATCACTGAACGTGCCAATGAGTCGGCTCGAACAGGAATCCCCGTTCTCGCTGGGGCGCTCGACCGAGATCACACGTGACGAGCTCAAATTCCAGAAATTCGTGAATCGTCTGCGCAAGAAGTTCTCGAATCTGTTTTTCGACCTGCTCAAAACACAGCTCATCGCCAAAGGGATCATCACCCCGGATGATTGGAAGACTATCTCCCAAGAGATTTCGATCAACTTCATTCAGGATACCCATTTTGCCGAGCTCAAGCAAGCCGAATTGATCCAAGATCGTCTCAATATCCTCAGGGATGTCGACCAGTACGTCGGCAAATACTTCTCGCAGGAGTGGGTACGTCGTAATATTCTCCAACAGTCCGAACAGGACATCGAGGAGATGGACAAGGCAATTGAGCAGGAAGTCGCTGACGGTAAGATTCAGAAAGACGATGATGGTGGCTTCGGTATCTAGAAGCCTCCCCATGTATAAATAGTTGCAAATGTGGAGAGAATTTAAATGACTGACAAGACAGCAGATTTCATCGACGCCGTGAACACTGGGGATTATACCGCCTCGGCTGATGCATTCAAATCAGTGATGGCATCAAAAATCTCTGACGCGCTCGAGAACAAGAGAGTCGAGGTCGCTCGGGGGATGACTGAGCCCAAGAACGATCAGGAGCCTAGCGAGTCTGATGCTTAATTTCAGAGAGTTCCGCAATAAAATCGAGGAATCAAAAGCGTCTTCGATCACCGAAAAGACCGTTGATTCTTTCCAAGTCGGTGGTGGGCGTCAGAAATTCCCGGCCAAGATCGAGAAGAAGGGATCTAAATTCGTCGCCTTTGTTGATGGTGACAAGCTCGACGAATTCAAGACCGAAAAAGAAGCCCGCGAAGGGATTAAAGACTTCGTCGAGCTGATGGACCTTTAAAAATGGCATCATTCAGACCCATCACACAAGAAGTGGCAGCACCGACGACCTCGGGCACTGCGATTACAGTCAACGATGCAGACATCGTGAGGGTGGTCAACACGACCACCTCGGCTCATTTGGTCACGATTCTTGATTCCAATGATGTGGTCACGGGTTCAATGACTCTGACTGCGGGCGAGAAAGTGTTTATCAAAAAGCGAGAGGGCGACAAGCTTTTCGCGGCTAACGCTGGCGTCCGATTCACACGTACCACTTATCCAGTAATGTAGAAAGGATTAATCAGATGTCACATAAAGATATCAAGGCCCTGTCAGACGCATACCTCAGTATGTACGCTGCAAAGAGCGAAGAGACCGCCGAGACGGTCAACGAAGACTTTAGTAACCGAGACGTGATGGATTCGCTGGCCGCGGTCGCCGATTATCTCATTGATGCACTGGAGCGCAATTCAGATGATGTGGTCGATATCGTCGACCGACAAGCTTCACGCCGTGGACTCGATGACGAGGATATGGCAGAGCTTGCCGACGAAGTGCTCCAAATTGTGCTCAAAATGCTCCGTGATGTCAACTCTCGTCCCCAGCGTTATGCTCGCACATTCGGGTAAAGAACCATGAAACTAATTACCGAACACACAGACGATCTCCGGTACATCAAAGAAGATGTCGATGGTACGCGCCAGCTTGCCATCGAAGGGGTGTTCATGCAAGCCGAGAAGCAGAACAGAAATGGCCGTGTGTACCCGCGGGATGTGCTCGAGAAGGCTGTTGAACGGTATCAGACTGAACAGGTAGGGTCCGGCCGAGCCGTAGGCGAGCTCGGACATCCGAGCAGTCCCACTGTTAATCTTGATCGTGTGTCCCACCGAATCACCGAGCTCACTTGGGACGGCAACAACGTGATGGGCAAGGCCAACGTCCTCGAGACCCCGATGGGTCAGATCGTACGCGGTCTGATGGAAGGGGATGTGCAACTCGGCGTTTCAACCCGCGGGATGGGTTCATTGTCCGAGCGCGGTGGCAAGACCTACGTCAAAGATGATTTCATGCTTTCGACCGTCGATATCGTCCAAGACCCGTCGGCCCCTGAGGCTTTCGTGAATGGGATCATGGAGAATGTCGATTGGTATATCGATAATGGCATTGTGCGGGCCGAAACCGCCGAAGGTATTCAGCGAGCAATCAAGGCCACCCCATCGCGGCGCCTTGAAGAACAGCAGATCAAATTGTTCAAGGATTTCCTGAACGGGATTTAAAAATCGCCCCATGTATAAATAATGGGGAAATAAAAGAATTTGTGGAATGATCCACAATATTATATTCATGGGTACTCCCCTTTGGAGGGGGCTTTGATAGGTTAGAGACTGAGATCTTATTCGAAGATTTCCTCTCAAAACTTTAACTCATAGGAGTGTTAGAAAATGCCGAAAGATAATAACGGTAATGAACTCCACGATGAACTCGGTTGTAACAAAGTTTCTGACGAGGGAATTGTGGGTGAGGAGAAGGGTTTTGACCCCGCAAATGCAGAGTCCGACTCTGTTGCCGCGGTAAGCAAGGCTTCGGACACCGCGCCGAAGGCTAAGCCTCTCCCCAAGACCAAGGCTGGCATGGTTCAGGCCGCCTACGACAAGATGAACGCCATGAAAAAGGACGATCTCAAGAAGACTCTTGAGAAGTTCATGATGGAATACGACGCCGAAGCAGGTGAGGAGGAGATGCCTCAGACAACTTCGGGTAACGGCCAGCAGTCCGAGTCATTCGACTCCGATCTGAAGGCTCTCGTCGATTCCGAGGCCACCCTCTCTGAGGGCTTCAAGGAGAAGGCCGAGGTCATCTTCGAGGCTGCTCTTTCGTCAAAGGTCTCCGAGCACGTTCAGCGTCTCGAAGAGTCCTATGCCAAGGAGCTTGCCGAAGAGACTGATCGCGTTCGTGAAGAACTTGTCGAGAAGGTCGACGGTTATCTCAACTACGTGGTTGAGTCATGGATGGAAGACAACAAGCTGGCAATCGAGAACGGTCTGCGTGCCGACATTGCCGAGTCTTTCATGGGCGCTCTCAAGGGTGTGTTCACTGAGCACTACGTTGAGGTCCCTGAGTCCAAGACCGATCTGGTGGATGAGTTGGCCGGCAAGGTTGAGAAGCTCGAGGAAGAGCTCAATGGTTCGGTCCAGCGTTCGATTACGCTGAACGAGCGGGTCAAGGAGCTTAGCCGCGAGAAGATCATCCGTGAAGCTGCGGGCAACCTGTCAGAGACTCAGGCAGAGAAGCTGAAGTCACTGGTCGAGGAAGTTGATTTCGAGTCCGAAGAGGCTTTCACCAAGAAGGTTTCGACGATCAAAGAGTCATACTTCAGCGGCAAGGGTTCATCAACCCCCGAAACTTCGACATCAATCACCCAAGGTGACGACCTCATTTCCGAGGACACCGGCGAAGAAGAGACCCGTACGGTTTCCCCTTCAATGGCTCGGTATGTGGAAGCACTGAAGAAATAAATAGATCGAATCTACTCAAAGGAGAGTACCAAAAATGTTTAATTCAGATAACGTAATCGAGAAGTGGACTCCGGTCCTCGAGGCCAAGGAAGCCCCACAGATCGGTGACAACTACAAGCGCGGCGTTATTGCTCAGGTTCTCGAGAACACTGAGAAGCATCTCGCCGAAGAGCGTGGTCAGGCTCAGTATCTTTCCGAAGATGCACCGACCAACTCAACTGGCGCCGCGATCAACAACTGGGATCCGATCCTGATCTCACTCGTGCGTCGTGCGATGCCTAACCTGATTGCGTATGATATCGCAGGTGTTCAGCCGATGTCCGGCCCCACCGGTCTTATCTTCGCCATGAAGGCTCGCTACAACGACAACGCTGATCGTCTTCAGGCCACTGAGGCTCTGTACAACGAGGCGCTGACTGACTTCAGCTCAAGCTCCTTCGACGGTACTACCGAGAACAACAAG